CCTTGGGTGTTCTCCTGCCATGACTTAACCTGTGCGCTTGATAAACCGTTATCAAAAGCCCATTGCATAAAGTCAGGGTCAGCACCTTCAACCTGATAACCGTCAACTGTATCAGGACGGCCAAGTCGAGCATACATTGCGTTACGGGCTTCAGTCTCATCACTGGGTAAGTTAAGAAGCGTTGGCACTTTGGCGGTTAGCTTGGCATTGAATGCCGTCCAATCGTCTGCGCTTGCCTCTTCACTAGGGATGCGTATTGAGCCACCAGCGTATTGCTGTGCGTCAAGGTAGGACTTAGCCAAGGTATCAATGTCTGGGATCTGTGATAGTGACTCATTGCCACGATACTCTTCCGATAGACCTGAATGCCACGACTCGGTTGGTTCTACAATTACATCATCACTCATTGTTCTTCTCCACTACATCATTAATTTCTAAATAGATGCTTCGCTGCCCCTCACGGAACGCTGTTTCATAAGGGTCTTTGCAAAACGAGCTGCGATCATTATAGGCCACCTTCATATTGGCCAACATACGCTTGCCCGTCTTGCTGCTAAACAACTCACGAACGTCTTTCTCAAACTGCTCCATCTACCATTTGCTCCAATTGTGCCGCTTGGGTAGCGCCCTCAATCTCTTGCTGGCCCTGATCCATCTCGGCTTGTTGTTGCTGCTGTTGCTGTCGAGCTTGACGCTTCTCAGCTACTTCCTCAGCACCTAGTAGAACATCTGCTGGTGCGCCTAGACGATCTGCAATAGTGCGTCCCGCCTTATCAACATCAACGATGTCTAAGACTTCTGGGTTCACTTGTGCAAGTTGCATTATACCATCCATAGTACGTTGAATGCCTGTTACCTCGTCCATCTTCTGGCTACGGGCTAGTGGGCCAACATACTCGATGTCTAAATCACCTCCTACTTCTTGTAATACTTCAGGCATAGGTGGCAAAGAGTTACCACGCATCATGGAATAGAACGCTCGTTCTACGATTGGGTTAAGGAACTCTGATTGAAGACGACCAAGAGTAGGCCCAAGCAAGCGTTGCATCAATTCATAACGCACCTGAACCTCTGTCGCTGTCATCTGTGGGCCATCGTTCAACTCTAACTGGTCAGAGAAGAAGATACGGCGTACTGAAGCACGAACATCGGCCAGCATTAGCTGATCTGCGTTCCAGTTAGTCCCGTTAACAATAGGCTCTAGGTTGTTCATGTCACGCACATACGTCACTGTACTAGGACGCATATCGATCTTGCCTAAGATGCCGTTCTGTAGAGCCTTTAGTGGTGGATCAATCGACTTCTCCCACGCTTTCATGGCCAGCTTACGGGATTCATTAAGGGTCTTGATGTCTGGGCGAGCCACACAAGCAGGGCCAAAGCCATATACGTCACCAGTGGTCTTAGACCAGCGTGGAACCATGAATGGGAAGTCGTAATAGCCTGTCTCTAGGCAGATCTTCTTGTCGATCACGCTTACATAGTAGCAAGCCCACTTACGCATATGAGGTGGGGCAACCATAGCTGCTTCACCTTCCATCTCTCTAGGGAAGATCGCGTGAATGTAGTCAAACTCTTTATCAGGGTCTGTCAACATAGCTTTCATTGCCTTTTCGCCACAGTTATCACCGAACTTCTGGTGAGCCTGACGAGCAGAGAGCTTAATCTTGCGGTAAACCGTATCGATCTTACCTTCTTCACTCTCAGCGATAACAACCCCTGATAAGTGACAGGCTCTGAAGTTAAAGCCATCGAACTGTGCGTCCTTACTCTTCACATCAAACTGAAGTACCGCTGTACCAAAGCCAACCATGTCAAGGTAACACTCGGCCACCTCAGTTGAGAAGTTAGACTTACCGAACTCTTGGAAGATGCTTTTACTACACTGCTCTAACCAGTTCTTGGCTTCTTTGTTCTCGTTCAACTCATCCTGACGGAACCGCAACCCGAACCACTTGGTTGATGGGCTAGTCAATGAGCCATGAAGCGAAGCAGACAGGATCTGTAGCGCATGGATGGCTGTTGAATCGTAGACCTCAGCGGCACGTTTAGTGCCTTTGGTAGTCGTTGAGATGAAATCAACCTTAGCTGGCATTAGGTATGTGGCTAACTCTTCCCACATCTGATCCCAGTTCACTCTGGCAGCTTTCAGGCTGTCATAGCGTTTGATTATTCCTTCTGGTGATACAAGCTTAGGGGCTATCATTATAAGATACTCAATTCAGAACGCTTAGTATCGGCATCATCGAGAAGCCCTGCGAACTTTGTGTTAGTACGGTTCATACGCATTAGGCGTAATCTACGTTGGTGAAGAGCCTTTAACTTAACGGGATCTGTTTCGTTCTTGATCTGTGTATCAATGTCCTTGATCTCTTTAATAGGATCTCGGCCAGCTTCAACCCTGTCACCCTTAGCACCGATGTCGGCCGTAGTTCTTTCACCGTCATTAGTCTTAGTGTAAGTGGCAACGCCGTTAACATAGGTCTTGGTAACATTATCACCGAAGCTAAAGCCACCAATGGTTGGTGTGTACACTTCGCTAGTTGTGGTGAATGGCTTATCAGTGCCGATGTCATACGAGTTGACCGTTGATACACGCTCACCAAACAAGCCTGAAGTCTCAGTGGTAGTAGTAGGTTTAATGCCTGACCGCTCCAATGATGCAAGGATGTACTTAGCTCTTCCTTGATCTTCCTTAGTAACAGCTCGATCACCTGAATAGATCTTCTTGCTGCCTAGTTCCTTTTGCTCTGCTGCCATCTCTGCTTGAGTAGCGCCACCTTCCTTCTTGGACTTCCAATAGGCTTGGTTGTAGCTCACCTCATCATTGCGGTACTTGTCCTTAATCATGCCACCAAACACAGAGTTTTCACTGTTCTTACCTTCTTCAGCCTTAGCGTTGTAGGTATCAGCATTAAACTTATCTCTGACAATTGGCTCTTGATAGCCTTGCAGTAAAGCTAAGTGCCTGTCCTTTACGCTCTTATCAGTGCTACCAAGCGGGATAGTGCCTTGCTTCAATGGGCCTGCTATAGCAACTGGGTTAGTGCTAGCAAAACGATCCTTCTCAGAGTAACTATCTACTGCTGGTGGCTTAGTAATAGCTGAAGCAACTGGAGTTTTAAACCGTTCCTTCTCACCCTTAGTGGCCGACATTACATCCATAGGTGGTGCTGAAACTACCTTAGCTAATGGGACTTTAGTCTTAGTGATCTTGTTGTCAGTGTTTGGTGTAGTCTTAGCAGTTGATTTAATAGGTGTAGCTGGACGAACAAGATCACGGTTGCGCTCATGCGGACTACCAGCCTTTGCAACTGGAGTCTTTTTCACAGGCGCGGTGTATGTTCTATTACGCCTAACATCAGGAGCCTTTGCCTTAGCTTTCTTCTTAGGCGTAGATGTCTTCTTAAAGTATTTGCTACTACCGTTATCTACCTTAGCTTTAGCTTTAGGTGCTGCTTTCTTAGCAGGTTTATTATCACCACCAGTGCTTCCACCTGTACTTCCACCGCTCGAACTAGATCCACCCATGCCTACAACTCCTTAGTAAATGTAGCGCAAGACTTAAAGCCTGCGTCACTTAAATATTTAAACCAGCCCTTGCGTGGGCTTCTGAACTCAATTACATCAAACTCATACTTGCTAGCGATGACGTTTAATAACTCGGTCATCTCATGTATGACGCTAGGCCCGTTAAGGTATAGCATATCAACGTGGATAACTGTCTTGCCTGTGTACCTGTCAACATGATCCGTTAAGATCAATACGCCTCGATGGTGGCCACATTCATACACATAAAACGCCGCAGCGTTGTTAGCGATTAAAGCATTCATTACCTGCTCTGGCGTGAATGACTCTTGGGCCTTTCTTGCCACTACCTCAATAGCGTTGGCGAAGTAGTCCCAATCAGCCCTAACCATCGCTGGTGTCTGAGGTATGATTTCCATTATGCCTACCATGCTCCTAACGTATGCGGTTATTAGAAAGAACCTATAACCATAGGCTGTAGCGATTGAGGCTCTTGGAAGCCAACACCAAAGTACCTGAACGCATCAGCACCATGACTTGAGAAGTCGTGAACTGGTCGGTCTTTGTACACTTGGTTAATCTCATCGTACTGCTTATGGTAGGTTGAGAGGCAATCAAGTAACAGCTTGCACTTGTTCTCATCAAACCAGCAGCGACTGAACAATGATCGCACTGCCTGTATGCCATCCATGATGCCGATGTTCTTCACCACGTTAAAGTGAAGCCCCATCTCTGCTGCCTGCTCCAACCGTGATCGCCCAGTGCCTAGCTCCCTCACTCTAATGTCGTGTGGTGCGTGATGATCGCCATAGATGTATGGCTTATCCTGTAACAGCTTAACGTAGAACGCCAGCCCTTCGCCTGAATGCTCTTCATAGTCGATAATGCGGATTTCTTTACCGCCGTTAACTGCCTGAACAAAGACTATTGAAGTGCTGTCTGCTACCCCTAAATCCCAGAAGGTTTGAACAGGTAGGTTCTGTTCCCACGGTACGCTAGTGATTCTCTTCTCTGTCCTAGCCTGCCTCATCTGGGCTTGGTAGTACGCACCATGTGTATTGGTAGCACACTCACCATCCCAAACGTGAGCATAACTGTCGGGATCATGCTCTTTCATGTGTTTCCTTTCTACGTCCAAGACCTTCGGGAACCAAGGGTTGTCACTCCAGTTGATACGAACCACAAGCGAGTCGGGTGCGCTGTTGATAATGAATCGTTGATAGGTGTTGTCGTGCTGGCGTAACGGGTTAAATGATACCCAAATCTGACTGTTTGGGGTTCGGATCGTGGGCGTTAGGATGTCCCATGATTCCTTTGAAATACTCTCAGCTTCTTCACACCATACAATGTTAATACCCTCGTATGACTTGAGCTTTGTGGCGTTATGCCTCAGACCTTCAAACATGAAGCGGCTTCCGTTCTTGCCTCTGATCTGGTTCTTTTGTATCTCAAAGAATGACTTTAGACCTAGACGGTCAATAGTGTCAGCCAGTAGCTGTATCACTGAGTCTGATACTGAACGCTGGATCTCACGCGCACATAGTATCCTTGTCTTCTCAGAGTACGCCCTAATGATGAGAAGTTGAGCTATTGCCCAGCTCTTTCCGCTCCCCCGACCTCCGTAGAGGATTTTCCAACGATGATCCTCAGTGGCGAACTCCCTAAGAATTGACGGTAGCTCTGCGTTAATCAATGTCTATGTCTACAGGCATATCTCTAAAGCCGATCATTACATCACCCAACAAATCTAAGCCGATGTCGCCTGAAAACTCAATGCTCTTCCGCTTTGCAGCAACGTATTGCGCTAGCTCTTTATACATCGTGCCAGCAGTCGCGTAGTCTTCAGCTTCCATAGATATAGCAGCTATCCTAGCCATGCCAGCGATAGGATCACATCCAAGCTCTGCCAACTGATCGGCAATGGCTTTCTGTACCTTGTTTGGTGCGCCTTTAACTCGGCCGCCTGTCTTACCCTGACCTTTTACAAAAGCCATTCTACCCTCCCACTACTTAGAACAATAATCATAGCTTCCATGCCTTACGAAGCCATATGCTTTGCACATCATTAACCGTTACTTCTCTGTCTTTACCTTCCCTATGCTGCCAGTTGCCATGTCTTACTGGCTCACCTAATGCCTGCTCTATAGTCCATCCATAGCGTAGGCGATCTGATATAGTCTTACGAGGTATGCCGCTGAGGTTTGAAAGCTCTTTGGTTGTGTACTCTACCCCGTTATAGGTAATGCGATGGCTTCGATCAATAGCGTCTTTGCCGTTACTGAATGTGATGCCTAGTTCCCATGCCTGTGTCTTGATAGTGGAGTATTTCATACCCAACCGTTCAGCAGCCTCCCTTAGTGTGAAACCTCGCAACGCAAAGAACTGAAGAACTTCAGCCACTGGTGCGTTGTATCGGTCAACTAAATAGCCTTGCCTACGCCTTGACACCTGTAGAACCAAATCCACCTACACCCCTCTCTGTCTGTGTTAGCTCATCGACCACATCCCACTCTATGCGCTCAACCTTTTCAAATACCAATTGAGCTATGCGATCACCTGATTCGATGTACTGTGTTACCTGACTGCTATTATACAGTGATACGAACACTTGGCCCCTATAGTCACTATCGATAATACCGACACAGTTCGATGGAGCCAGCCCACGGCTATCTGCCATGCCTGACCTAGCGTAGACCTTAGCAACGTAACCGACAGGCACTTCTATGTAGATCCCCGTTGGTATTAATTCGGCCATGCCCTGCACTA